CAAGATGAGATGAGAACACAAGGTAGATGGGTAGTCATAACAGATGTAACCCACGGTGGTAAGAAGAAAGCAGATAGAATTACTTGGGCATTGCAAGGTAGATTAGAACACGGTAAGATTACATTTAACCGTAATACTAATTGGAATGGAGAGTTAGAGACACAGTTAATAGAGTTTCCTAGTAAGGGAACACACGATGACATTATTGACTCGCTCGCATACATAGACCAAGTTAGTGTAGCAGACTTTATGCACACAATTGAATTAGAAGACGAATGGGAACCTTATGATGAAGTTGCAGGATACTAATGGAAGAAAATAAATATCAAGGATTAGCAGGATGGCTAGGCACTCGTCTAGAAGAATGGAGAAATCACAGAGATTCTAATTATTTAGATATGTGGGACGAATACTACCGTCTATGGCGTGGTATCTGGAAAGCCAGCGATAAAACCAGACAATCTGAAAAGTCTAAATTAATATCTCCAGCATTGCAACAAGCAGTAGAATCATCGGTTGCTGAAATCGAAGAGGCTACATTTGGCAGAGGTAAGTGGTTTGATATCAAAGATGATATGTTAGACCGAGACCCTAGAGACGCTGAATATGTACGAAATCTTTTGCAGGAAGACCTTGAATCTACAGGGTGTAAAGATGCTTTATGTGAAGTATTCTTAAACGGAGCTGTTTATGGTACGGGTATTGGTAAGATATCTGTAGAAGAAAACACTTGGAAGTACCCGGTTGAAATGCCAGTTGAAGGTACAATGACAACTGAAAGAATATTGCAGGAAGATAATGTAGTTGATGTTAAAGTAGAAGCTATCAGCCCTAAAGAATTTCTTATTGACCCTTCTGCAGTTAATATACAAGAAGCATTAGGTGTTGCACACGAAGTAATTAAACCTAGACACACTATTATTAAAGGCATTGAAGATGGCACTTATAGAGATATTGTTATTGAAGGTGATTATAATATAGACAGACTAAAAGGTTTTGACCCTGAAGAGTCTAGACCTGACGCATCAGACCAAATCAAAATTACTGAATACTGGGGTAAAGTACCAGCTAGATTCTTAGAAGAAAACGAATCTATGGACGATTTTGAATATAATAATGATGAGTTAGTAGAGGCTGTAGTTACTATAGCTAATGATTCACACATACTAAGAGCTAATAAAAACCCATTTATGATGGAAGATAGACCGTTTATTAGCTATCAACACGATATTGTCCCATCGAAATTTTGGGGAAGAGGCGTTTGTGAGAAGGGATATAACCCGCAAAAAGCATTAGACGCTGAAATGAGAGCACGCATTGACTCGTTAGCTCTGACTACTACACCAATGATGGCTGCCGATGCAACTCGTATGCCTCGTGGAGTCAAATTAGAAGTCAGACCGGGTAAGACTGTACTTACTAATGGAGACCCAAGAGCAGCAATAATGCCATTAGCTTTAGGCAGCACCGACCAGAATACTTATACACAAGTCGCAAGCCTACAAAATATGATACAAATGGGAACTGGAAGTGCTGACACAGGTTCACCAGATAGAGCAACCTCTGCAGGTATGTCTATGCAACAGTCTTCTTCTATTAAAAGACAGAAGCGTACATTAATGAATTTCCAAAACACATTCCTTATTCCAATGATAAATAAGTGTTTGTGGAGAAAAATACAGTTTGATGTAAATAGATATCCTATAGCAGACTATAAATTTGTACCTTATTCTACTATGGGCATTATGGCTAAAGAGCTAGAAGCACAACAAATGGTTAGTTTATTGCAAGCTATACCTAAAGACTCTCCTGCTTTTAATGTAATACTACTATCTATATTCCAAAATTCTAGTGTACATAACAGAGACCAAGTAGTGCAAGCATTAATGCAGGGTATGCAGCCAGACCCACAAGAACAAGAAATGCAACAAATGGCTATGCAGTTACAGATACAACAAGCACAAGCAGAAATACAAAAGACTATGGCTGAAGCTCAAGAAGAACAAACTAAAGCAATGCTAAATGCAGCTCAAGCAGGTACCGAGCAACCTACGGAACTTAAGATTCAAGAAGCATATGTTAAATTACAAAAAGAATTAGCAGCAATTGAAAAAATGAGAGCTGACACTGAAAACACTAATGCGGAAACTGTAAGAAATATTCCAGAAATGGAACATCTACAATCCGAAACATTATTAAATATAGCTACAGCAACAGAAAAGTTACAAGGATAGTATATGGCTAAGACAGCAGCGTGGCAACGTAAAGAAGGTCAAAATCCTAAAGGTGGATTAAATGCTAAAGGAAGAGCTTCTTATAATGCACAGACAGGAGGCAATCTAAAAGCACCACAAGGAAGCGGAACAGATAGTAGACGTGTATCCTTTGCTTGTAGATTTGCCGGTATGGCAGGACCTATGATAGACGCTAAAGGTAAGCCTACTCGTAAAGCATTAGCGTTAAAGAAATGGGGCTTTAGCTCCGAAGCAGCAGCTAGAAATTTTTGTAATACACATAAAAAATCTTAATGCCAAAAGAAACTCAACAATTTTATAAAGATAGAATAGAGCTTTTAGAAACTGAAGGATGGGCAGATTTAATTGAAGAATTAAAAGTAATGTCCGAATCAGTCAAAAGATTAGATTCTATCGAGAATGAAAAAGACTTGTGGTTCGCCAGAGGTCAGTTGTCAATTCTAAGACAGATGATTGTTTTAGAAGATGCAACAAAAGCAACGATGACAGAACTAGACAACTAGCGTCATCTTTTTACAACTTCATAACCCTAATGGGCGGAGACAATGATATGAGCAATATAGTAGTAGACCCCGATGAAATATCGGAAGACGAAGTAGAAAACACAATAGAAGAAGAAACCCTAGAAGCACAGGAACAAGAAACAGAAACACCTGAGGTTCCAGACAAGTTTTCCGGAAAAAGTGTAGAGGATATAATCAAAAGTTATCAAAACTTAGAACAAGAACTTGGACGTAAGAGTCAAGAAATTGGAGAGTTAAGACAATTATCAGATAGTTTCCTTAAAGCTGAAGTCTCAAGAAATTCAAGCGAGAATAATCTACAGACAGAAAACTCAAACAACAACGAAACAGAAGAAGATTTTTTTGAAGACCCCAATAAATCGGTTAATTCTTTAATAGAAAATCATCCTAAGTTTCAGGAGTTCCAACAATTCCAAGCTCAACAACAAGCAAATTCGAGTAAGGCACAATTGGAACAGACTCATCCAGATTTTATGGACATCGTACAAGATACAGGTTTTCAAGATTGGGTACAAGCTAGTAAATTTAGAACTAATTTATTTCAAGAAGCAGACGCTTACAATTATGAAGCAGCCGATGAATTACTAACGCACTGGAAAGAGCGTTCAATGATTGATAAGACTGAAGAAGTAAAAGAACAGCAAGAAGCAACTAGAAAAAAAGCTCTAAAAACTGGCAAAAGCGAATCTAAAGTATCATCTGAATCTACAGCAGGTAAGAAAACATATCGCAGGGCAGACCTAATCCGTCTGAAAGCAACAGACCCAAATAGATATGCAGACTTAGCTGATGAAATATATGCTGCCTACGCTGAAGGAAGAGTCAAATAATTTGATAATACTATAACAGGAGTACATTATGGCAACAGGTGCAATCGGCACTAACCATCAAACGGTTACTACTGGTGCAAATTTCATCCCAGAAATCTGGTCAGATGAAACAATTGCAGCATATAAATCGAACTTGGTGGTCGCTAATTTAGTTACTCGCTTAAATCATAAAGGTAAGAAAGGTGACACAATTCACATTCCAACGCCGACTCGTGGTTCAGCGACAGCTAAAGCAGCAAACACAGCAGTTAAAATTCAGGGCGACACTCACGGTACTACCAATCTTTCGATTGATAAGCACTATGAATACTCTGTATTAATTGAAGATATCACAGAGGTTCAAGCATTGAGCTCTCTCAGAAAGTTTTACACGGACGATGCGGGCTATGCTCTCGCTAAGCAAGTGGACACCGACATCCTAGACCTTACTGAAGGTTTACAGGGTGGTACAGTAGGTGGTTCTGCTGCAGCAGCTTGGGAAAAAGCGTACATTGGTTCAGGTACAACTAACTACACTGGTAACTCTTCTAACGCAGCAGACATTACAGACGCAGGTATTAGAGCTATGCTTCTAAAACTTGATGATGCGGATGTACCAATGGACAATCGTTCATTAGTCATTCCACCTATCTGTGCTAATGACTTGCTGGGTATCAACAGATTCACTGAGCAACAGTTCATTGGTTCTGGCGATGCAATTAAGACTGGTAAAATTGGACAAATATACGGTGTTGATGTTTACATCTCATCTAACTGTCCTACTACAACAACTGCAACTACTGCAACAGATAGAGTCGGAGTGCTAATGCATAAAGACGCTCTAGCTCTTGCGGAACAAGTAGGAGTTCGTAGCCAGACTCAATATAAGCAAGAGTGGCTTGGTGACTTATTTACATCAGATACAATTTATGGTGTAGGTGAGATGCGTAATAACGCAGGACTTGCGTTTGTCGTACCGGGCTCATAAGTTAATTGAGCAGTAGCCCCTTCTAACGAGGGGGTTACACTAAATTAATTAGGAGTTATTATGCCTATTTATGATTTTGAATGTAAGAATAACCACATTACAGAGACAGTAGTTTCTTATGATAAACGGAAAGAACCTCAAGTTTGTGATGAGTGTGGAGAACCTGCTTACTATCAATTAAGTTTTTGTACTAATTTTCAATATGGTAGTAACTACAGTTCTTTTGCTGCAGATACTCACAAGTGGAATCTTAGAGAGAACCACAGAAAGAACCATATGAGAAAGAATCAATCTTACACAGGATAATATGGCTACTAAAAGAAAACATCTTAGTTTATTTGAAGACTCTTCTAGCAATTTAGAGCTAGATGCGTTTAAGAAAAAGATTAAAAAACTATATGATGAAATTTTAGAGCGTACCTATAAGATAGAAAATCCCGGAGCTAGTCCTGAAGAGGTAGCAGCTTATGTAGAAGAGAATGGTTTAGAGTTTCCTGATGATACTGTAGATGAAGAAACTAATGAAGTAGACAATCTAATGGATATGTTAGATAGTATGACTGAAGACCAAGATATGCTAGAGCCTGTTAAAGATTTATCTATGGAAAACAAACCCAAGGAACATACAGGTAAAGAACCATCTTCTAAGTCTCACGAAGCTGGTATTAAAACAGAGACAACAGAATATAAAGATAGGATGGGAGGATTGTTTAGTGTCAAGACAGANGAAAGAAAGAGAACAGCTACTAAAGCACCTCAGATTCCTACCGGCAAGCATATTAAAAGAGATACTTCCACGGCTCACCAAATAGCTTTTGCTCCTTTAGTAGAGCAATTTAAAGTAGAGCTTAGAAGTTTATCAGAAAGACAAGCAGCAGGTGTCAGGCATTTTAGAGAGGGTCTATAATGGGTAAGAGACTACCTTGGAGAAAGGCAAAGACTCTAGCAATGCTTTCTAATAGACGACAATGGCAGAGAGAATTTGATGTTGATGAATCCTCTGCTCAAGAAATAGAAATTGAACAGGGTGGCTACTATATTATTACTGAGGCATCCTCAAGTGCTACACCTAACTACATTATTACGGAGTAAATATGGCAACAACTAAAGTATCAGCCTTATCAGCAAAAACCTCATTAGCAGGTAGTGAGGAATTATTAATCAATGATGGTGGTACTTCTAAGAAAGTAACAGCCACAAACTTACTAGCAGGTGTTTCAGTTGCCGATGGCTCTATTTCAACTGCTAAGATTGCAGATGATGCAGTTACAGAGGCTAAACTAGCTAATGCAATTAATACAGCCATTGCTGCTAACACCGCTAAGACATCTAATGCCACACATACTGGTGATGTTACAGGAGCAACAGAACTAACCATTGCCTCAAGTGCGGTAGAAACAGGAATGATTGCTGACGATGCGGTAACTGCTGCTAAGTTAGCCAACTCTATTAATACTGAGATTGCTGCCAATACAGCTAAAGTAACTAACGCTACTCACACAGGTGATGTAACAGGTGCTACTGCTCTTACGATAGGCAATGATAAAGTTGTTACAGCTATGATATTGGATGACAATGTAACAGCAGATAAACTTGCTAACTCAATTAACACCGATATAGCCACAGGTGTAACAGCTAATACAACTGCTAATGCTGCTCTACCAAAGTCTGGTGGTGCTATGACTGGTGCTATCACAACTAACTCTACCTTTGATGGTGTAGATATTGCTACTAGAGATGCTGTATTAACTTCTACAACTACTACAGCAAACGCAGCCTTACCTAAAGCAGGTGGCACACTAACAGGAACAGTCACAGTATCAGCTAACGCAGTAGGAACAGTTACTACAGACAATGATGGATCATTTGCTATGTCTGCTACTAATAACTTTAAGTGTACTCCTGCTGGTAACTTCACATTAACCTTTACATCTATTGTTGCTCAGTCTGGAAACATACTTCTTGTTAACTCAGGTGGACATACAGTTGCAGCACACGCTAACACTAAAGTAGATGCTAACTTATTAGCTACAGTATCTACAGCAGGTACTTACTTACTGTCTTATTTCTCAGATGGTACAAATGTTTA